CGCCAGCACGCGCGCTTCGATCTGTGAACTGTCACAATTAATTACCACGTGTCCCGGTGGTGCGACGACCGACTTCTTGAGTGCGGCCTTCTTCTTGTCACGGCTCGGCAGGTTCTGGAAGTTTACGGCGTCGGCTCCTGCCCACCGCCCCGTGTGCGCCCCGTAGTACTTGAGCGGAATCGGAAGCCGTCCTTCGTTACGCGCACCGATACCGATGAACCGCTCGATTCGGGACTCTTCAATAGTTGACTTAGTTCCGAGTCGGACAGAGCAGAGTTGTTGGACGATGGGGTTTTCGTGTTCCTGAAGGGCGATGAATCCTTCGTCGTTTTTTGCCAACGCATAAGTCTCCTTGCCCGTGGTTGGGCTGATTTTCATAGGCGGCGACACACCAAACTCTTCAAGCACGCCAGCAAACTGTTTGTTGCTGCTCAATTTCTTGCTTACACCTTCCTCGTCATCAACCTTCAGGACGTTGATCAAGTCGTTTAACAGGCGAGACTTCTCATCACGTATCTGATCTAGCCTGCCAAGCAAAAGCGCCTCGTCAACATGGAACACGGGTTGCGTGTACATCCGCAACGTCATGTCGATTAGGTCTAACTCCTGTTGAGGAAACCCCGCAACAAGCCGATTAAAAAGATTATAGGTAAGGTCAACATCGTTAATACAATAATTGCCATACCGAGCAAGGTCTTCACCAGAAAAGTCACTACGCCGTCTACCAATTGCATTGCCCACCTCTGTGCCTTTCTCGCCCAAGTTGTAACGGGTAACAAGGGCAGCGAGTGAACCCCCTGCATCCACGCCGTGAATCGCCCGTGCCATGCACAGGGTGTCGAAGTAATACGCAGGAACTATCCCGTACTTGAACGCAAGGATTGCCCCATCGAACATCATGTTATGGCAAAGAACGGCTGACTCTGACCAATCGATCTTCTTTAACTCTGCTTCTACATTGTCAGTTATCCACCGTGTTTCACCGTCGTCGATCTTCACACCAACGCCGATGACTTCAAACCGTGCGTCATTGACGTACTCTTCAGTCGTCATCTTGGACAGGCTGAAGTCCTTCGCGTAGTACGTTTCAAAGTCCAGCGTAACGAACGCCATCTTGCCCCACCTTCTTTATGATTTTCCAACCTTTATCGGTCAGTTTGTAATTGTTGGCAAGCAAACCTTCTTCTGATCTACATCCACCAAACTTAAACTTGTGACCACGGAAAGACTCGGGGTTAACGAATGTCTTTTTGCACTCTCCGCAAGTACGAATTTTTGGGGGCGCGGGTACGAACTTTGCCATGTTTTAACTCCTCCACTTCTTGTCGCAACCGAATGATTTCGGCGCGGCATTCCCACAATACACTACCTACCGTCAGAAACTTAAATTCTGTAGTGGTTGATGCGTCATTGATTCCGTCGGGTAAGTCCCGGATCAAGTCCAGTATGTCATGTTCAATCTCCATCACTTGAACCTGTTTCCGTTAACCCACACTACCAACGTCTTGCGTACGCCTTTTGTAACCGGCGTAACTCGGTGCAATAAGTAACTTGGGAAAAGATGAACGATGCCACGTTTCCTTTGCATAATAGTCGCAGTAGCGGAACTAAGTAGTTCTAAGTTCCCACCTTCGTATGTAGCAGGGTCAGACAACTGCAATACCAAAGACAGTTTTCTATAAGGTACTCTACCTTTCAAAGGTAAATCTAAATGCCAACCGTAGTGTGCTTCCGGTTCGTCATAGATCGTGTATTGGAAATCTTCTACAAATCCAAACAGATCAAAATCGTAGTAATGTGCATTTGCGTGCGTAATAAAACTTCCTAATTTTTCGTATATGAACGCGGTGTCTGGGGTCTTAGCCATCCAACTAATTTTGCATTTTCTAATGCTGTGATTATCCACCGCTTCATTATTTTTATTAACTGCTTTGCCATTTATGATATTTAAATTATCGCCAATCTTTTCTATCTGATTTAGTTCATCTTCAGAAAAAATATCTTCTTGCCAAACGTAATCAGAATGGTTTACGAAATAATTATTAGGGGGAAGAAATTGATGTACTGACATATTAGAACTCCACCCATCCTGTCATTATGTACTTTTCACCCGACAGAGGTGGGTTACCCCTATGCGTGTGCGTAAATCCTGCGGGCCATAAAACGAACCGCCCTTTCTTGGCAGACACTCTACGTTTAACATACAAAAACTCTGTCTCGCCACCTTCTTCAACGTCGTTCAAGTACAAGATGAATACAAGAATACGTGAGGTAGATTCACGATTTGAATCTTCTGAGTGCCAAATATGATAGCCCTGCGTAGGTAAAGTCTTTTGTAATTTCAAATGAAAAATTTTATGTGGTGCGTAACTTTCCAACACAGAAAACTTTTGTACGTAAGTTTTATAAATTTCTTCCCAAAACGTTTTTAAAAATGGTTCGGATATGATTTTTACGTCAATATCGGTAAGAAAGTCTCCGTTAGGCATAAATACTTGTGAGTCTTGCATCACAAGTGGCTTCATCTTTTGACTCGTCCAACGGTCTTGCGTAAACCCCGCCATCTCTCGGTCATTAAAATATTTAATGTATTTGTCGCACAGTTCATGCGGAAAAAAACCGTCAAATATTCCAATACCGTCATCAGAAATTGTTACCTCGGGCATTTTTTAATACTCCTTCTATAAGTCTCGTAAGACTTGTAAAACTTAGTAGCAATATTACTTTTCTCAATCGCGGTATGTTCCGTTTCACTTATTACGTGCGTCTTTAATACAACTTTCTTATCGGTCAACGGAACCAAATGCGCTATTGGCATATTTGCTTCCAGACTTAATTTGTATTCCTGCGGTGCCTTACGTAAAAATAAATTCGTATTTAAAGAAGGTTGAGTATCAAATGATACAACACCGGGAAGCACTCGTATGTTTCCGTTGAAAGGTATCAAAGACCAAGACGGTTCTGCGTACATAAATTTGACCCCAGTTTTTTCTTTTGCAAACCAAGGGCAAATCAATTTTATGTGGTGGTAATTTGGAAAACTATTATTGTGTTGAGCCAAATCGTGATACGTAGCCGATGACATTTTGTTTGGGAACACCCAATTAAAATTGCTTTCACTCACGTATAAATCTAAATCAGACCACAACGGAATGATAAACCCCGAACCGTAAAGGTCTCTAAAGCCGGAGCAAAACTTCATCGTTCCAGTCTTTTTAGTTTTACCAATAGCGAGAACGGGTTCTTCGTAGTAATCGCCCAACGTCTTCCACCAATCGGGCATGAACGCAGACGCTCTGCGCGGAGGATGGGCGCGGTTAATCTTTTCAACATGGGTGAAAAAATCCACAACAACTTCTTTTCGTTTGAACCAAAACATTATTCAAACTCCTTAAAGTTTTCAATCCTGCATTCTTTCAAAAAGACCGGCGTATGCTCGCCCACGTATGCACCTACTACGTTGAACTCCATGTACTCATGGGCTTCTTCGTCGGTCATGCCATCGCGCTTTACTAAAACGTCCAAGCATTTGTCGTAGTCGTAGATGGCTAATACTTTGTTAAACTGTCGCCCGTAGCCACGGAACGCATCTTCAAATCCGTCTGCTAATAGGGTCATGTCTCATCCCTCGCTGCGATAAGTTGCCCCAAATGCTTTAACAGGGATTGGTCAGAATCCAACAAATCATCGCGCCCTGCATATTCAAACAAAATATTCCAACACGCCTCGCGTTCTTCGACCTCAACTCGTGCAACCAATCGCTCCAACTCTTCTTGGGTGATCACCCATAACCCGTCGTGCCAAGCGTCCACTTTGTCCTTGTCGCACACTTCCCGCAGGATGCGGATGGTTTCTTCGCGGGTCATTTGTTCCACCTCGCTGGGGGGGCGTCGGCAAAAAGAACGCAAGTGCCGTAAATTTTATCGCCCACAGTTTCTTTTGTTAACTTCGCACGCGCCTCGCGTTCTGTCTCGACCGCAGCATCCCACGCGAAACTAAAAGCCTTGCCGTGACTCGACTTCTCCAACGTGTGTTCCGTTGCTTCTAGCCCCGGCACTGCTTCGTTAAATTTTTTCCACGCTTCAAGTTTGGTCATTGCTTTTGCCCCTCGCTCGGATGGAAGCGGCGCAATCATCCAACCAGCATTGCACCGGATCGCCGTAAGTTTCTTTTTCTTCACACAGTTTCGCACACGCCTCGCGCTCTTCGGCGACGGCATTTCGCACTAACGCCTTGACGTATAAATCAAGCGCATCTAACACAGCCTTTGCGGTTTCATCCACGGCCACATCGGGATTTGCCCAAACACCATCACCAGTAAATCGCATAACTTCTATTTTTTTATTTTTGATGGTGGCATAAAATTGAATCGAATTAGGAAAGGATAATTGACCAGTGTTGAATTCGTAGCAGGTCATGTCTTACTCCTCGCACGAATAGCGTCGGCACACTCTTTTGGCCCTGCGGGGATAATCCAAATCCCCACACGAGCATCACACACCTTCGCGCAAGCCTCGCGCTCTGCGGCGGCAACAAGGGCGGCAAATTCTTGAAGATCATCGATCAAGCAATTCCAATCAATCTGTTGCTTTTCCAAAATCGAATACACTTGAAGGCCGGCTTCTTTCGCCATTCGTAGGATGTCGTCGCGGGTCATTCAATCGCTCCAATTCGTCTTGAGTAATCGCCCAAAACCCATCGTGCCAAAGGTCAAAAATTCGTTTATTCACATCTTGACCTCAAAAACGCCAATTGTTCATCTGTTAAGGCGTGACTCTGCTCAATAAACAATCTATTAATTCTTATTCCTGTTA